GCAGAGCATAATATTGTGAACTTTTCAAATGGTTTTCGTTTATCTCCAAATAGTGGTGGCGATGAAACGCAGGATCATAATATGATTGTATCTTTCACTAATTAAAAACAGTCCATGGCCGTATCGGTAGTCTCTGCAGCACCGCTTATAGGATTAAGTAAAACGCCTTTTCATACCATCATCGGTACTGATCAGGTAGGTTTGAATTATTCCTATTTTACGATGGCGGTCACGCTCCCGGGCCCATCTGCCGGGCAAAGTGTTTCTTTCACATTTGGAACTACGACTCTTAACTTCTCCGTCGCCGTAACTCCTGACTCATCTGGCAAACAATTACCTACCTGGACCGGTATAGGTTTATCCGCTTATATTGATTTGCTGATTACCCATTTCAACTACAATGAAACGATTCTTGATAATTTCAATGTCCTGAATACTGGTGGCACCGCTGTCACTTTGGCACTGAAAGAACCTGGGATCATAACGGTATCAGCAACTGAATCCATGTCGAATGTTACAGTTGTTGCTACCAATTCACTCACACTGGTACATCCGATTGGATTGAGTGCAGTACTGAAGCTCTACCGGCAGAATTATGGAGGTGGCGAAACTGCATTGGTGACGCTCAATGCCCCTTTTGATGTGAATACCGCATCGGTCGCTTTTGATTTGCACCGGTGCTTTGCGCTGGAACCTCATCTGCCAACTACTGGCAGCATACTAACGCTGGCTACCGGTATCGCCACCAAAGCGTTCAATCGCTATTACTACCGGTATGGTGAACGTAAAGGCGTGCCGGCAGTAGCTGGTAAAATGACGAAAGGAACAGAATCTTCGGTGATATACGGTGGTAAAGCAGGAGTGAATTTTGCCTTATATCCACCATCAGCGACTATATTCAATTGTCACAACTACCGGAAGTCGGATTATTTTGTCTGGACTAAACCTGTCACTAAAGATCAGCCGGATTGGTTGTACTTTTTTGTCAGGCAAACGCTTTCACCCGCATATCTTTATTACTACCGGGTGGTAGTCCTTTGGACTGATTCTACATCGACTAATCATGACCTCGCACCAATAGTGCCGCAAGACAGGACTATGTACTGGATATCGGCAGGCTATAATCAGTTAGGCCTCGGTGCTTTGACTCCTCCCTCCGTAGATGCTGAGATAGTCTCCTACACTTGTTACCTAAAAGAGTCCGGCAGTGCCACTCAGTATCTCCTTGGTTCTTTTGTAGTCGAATGTGACTGCAACGATTGGAATACGTGGCTGCTGATGGATAATGGTGTCGGTGGTCTTGAAACTGTCTGGTGTCAGGGTAAAAAGAAAACTACCTATACGGCAGAAAGGCAAACCGCGAGGCGCGTAAAATGGACAGATTTTGACAAGTCAATAGGTGACATTATTCCTATTGAGTCAGAAGGCCAAACCGTCCTTGAAATGAATACCGGGTGGCACGAGAAAGAATATATACTTCACCTTCGCCAGTTATTGCTTGGTGAGTTGTGGATAGTGGACAACATCAACAGTGTTTTTATCAAAGTAGCCATGGATACGAAGTCCCTGGAGATCATGGAAGACGATCAGGATTTGTTCTCATTAAACTTCATCGTCAAAGTCGCTTCATTCGATGCCTCAGCGCAATTCACGTAACAGATGATTGGAATCAAAATAAAGGAGACATTCCTGGATATTTATGACAAAACCACTATTGGTTTTGAGCTATTGTCACCGTTATATTTTGGCGATGATGTGGATGTGATCCAGGGTTCATATTCATTCCCGATCAATATACCTCTGACCCCCCGCAATAGGGTGGTATTGGAGTATCCGGACATTATTGAAAATGATGCTCCGTTCCTGAAAAACGAACCTTGTGAGATATGGTCAAATGGCACTCCACTATTCAAAGGACTTGGATTCGTCAAAGGATCATCTGATTTTGAAGCTTCATTTTATATCCTGATTGATTCGCTTTCTACTTTAAAAACAATCGATCTTAATAAGCTTCCTTTAGGTACTGCTAACCTTGGGGCAGATCAGGCTGCTGTATTGGCCAGTGTTAAGCGCACGACCATTTATCCCGACGAATATGCTCATATCTTCTTTCCTGTCTGGAACCCCTATTTCTATGATGACAAAAGCAGCTTAGGATTTGCGCACGATACTTTCCAGAATCCTTACCTCAATGCCAGCCATGTGTTTACTGCCGGCACTGTAAGTGATGATTATATATTTACTCCATTCCTCAAATTAAATTACCTGCTTAATGTAATGTTTACCTCTCAAGGATTTGGGGTGGTGAATAAGTGGCAGATAACTCACGAGCTCAGGCAATTGGTTTTATATAATAATTTTTCAATAGCTATTAATGGATTCATAAATCCGGCAGTTGATTATACTAATCACATCAGTAATACCAAAGCTTCGGAGTTTTTACGCAAGTTAAAAGGGCTTTTTAACCTGGGCATATTCGCCAATTATTTCAAGCAGCAGACAGAGATCATTCCGGCAAAAGATCTTTTGACCAGACCCGTAAAACACGACTGGACAAAAGTGACTGAGCATACCTATAATAAAACCCAGGAGGACAATTTCGCTGAGCAGTTTTGTTATGCAGATCAGCAAAATACCATTGTCCCGGACTTGACTAAACTCCCAGTAGTTTTATCTCCCACATTCCCTGCTGATGTCGATGTGGAGGCGATCTATTATGTTTCTGCTATTGAGAGATTCATTTATCATAAACCCATCGTAGGGGCTATCCCTGCTATTAATATACACGTGACAATCGACGATTGTTTTGATATCTATACGGATCATCCGAATACGAATACAGACAATTATGACCTTTATAAATCATCCAGGCGCTCGGATGTTCTCAGAACTTATCCCAATGGTCTCCGGACATTGCCTTCTTGTAGGGTTTTCTTTGGCAGTACCTCTGGTGTGCCTGGTTATATCCCTTGTATAAATCACAAAGGATATAGCGATGACCCCAAAGTTCCTATGGAAGATTATCTGCTTTTCTACCGTGGTATCAGAGGTGATTACACGGTGCCATGGTCTTATCCGGTTGCCAGTTCTGAGCTTACGGATATGACAGGTGCAAACTTTCAGGTAGGGTGGGCAGCTACGGGCGTCGCAGCCCCTGTTAATACCGATCCTCCGGAGGATTCATTGTATAGTCTTCATTGGAAAGATGAGGATATGACTCAACTGGATACCGGGCTTTTTAGAGCCTGGTGGGAAGCATGGTTGGATATGCTTCGAAATGCGAAATTCGTACAAAGAAGAATATCCCTTTCTGAAGCTGATATTGTGAATTTCTCCTTTAAAGACAAAGTCAGGATTGGTAATATGGATTACTTCGTACAGCGTATCCGGGTGAATCTGACGAATAGCGGATTGCAGCCGTGCGAAGCAAGTCTCGTTTCTGTCGTATAAGCTGCTATGGATTTTTAATAAATAAATAAAATGCGTATATTTGTATTCGCAATTCAGGTGTACGGTAGCTCTATGGGGTTACCGTACACCTTTTTTATTTACTAAAAGAAAACTCAATGCTACAACTTGTAATCCCTGTATCTTCCTTTTCAAAAAAGATACTTCACAAAGAGTATGGCGACGGACCTATCCGGATCCCACGCCATGACATTTTGTATGATCAATTGAGGTGTGTGCGTCATGCTAACTACCGGCTGTCATCCACCTACATCAAACTCCTGTCAGACACTATTGAGATCGAGGTATATAATGACCTCGCAGATCATGTCCTGGCAAAGAATAACAATACCGGATTATTCCTGTACCGGTATCATAAGGAACTGATGTACCGATTCGTGGACAGGTCCGTGAAGTTCGGACAGAAGATCAGCGAAGCTGTTGCTGACTTTTATAATGAGTATAACCTCGATGACGATGACTTTAATCTGGAAACTGCCCTGCGAACCTATCGTCGGTATTCAAAAAATACCGAAAAAAGATATTCCACCGGAAGGGTATCCATTGTCCGGGCATCCGGCAAGCAAGAAACGAAGCGAATTGTACTCAATTATTACAATGAGGAAGTGCTTGCTCCGGTCATTGAGGATATTGCGCTTTTGGCGAATCTACCGAATAGCAGGAGGATTAAACAAAATGTCCAATTATTCTTATATCACTATTATGCTGACATCCGGCAGGATCTGTTAGCAAAAAGATTCAACCTGTCAACCAGGACTGTTTCTTACAATATTGAGAATATCCGCTTCATGATCCGGAATTATGAACAGTTCCGCGCATTATACCAGTCAGTCCTTTCCAGACACGGTATCAAAGACGTGTTTTCTATTAACAATGTCCTTTGTGCCGGGTCCCGATAACTTCATATTTGTACCATGAGTTGCGAACTTAACAATATTGAACGTCAATGTCGTCGCCTGGTCGGAGGAATGGATCTGATGTATTTCTTTTTCCCTGACCGTGCGACGTATGCTGTACAGGGTTGTGTGCCGGTAGTGGCTGCTCCTGAGATGCTGGTGGATGAGGTTCAATATACTTTAGGCTTTGAGAGAAGTACGGCAGTATATGAAGAGGAATTGGTCACAGGTGCCAGAGAAGGCGATTATTGGAAGTATGCAGTTAATTTCGCTGTTCCACACGATAGTCTGGCCACTGCTCAGGTACTTGAAAACAGTAAGAATAAGCGATGGATGGTTTTGTATCAGGATCGTACCGGTGCTTTGAAGCTCGTACAGAATGTCCGCGTCGCTGCGAAATTCGGTACCGGTGCCAAGCTGGCTGATAAAAACGGATTTGCATTCACCCTTTCCGGACGTAGCAAAAAAAGGAATCCATTCATCGAAGGATTTGTGCCTGATACTGGTGCTACTATTTCTTATTCCGGAGGATCCTTATTTCTCATCTCTCCGGATGGCACGAAATGGGTGCTTTCTATCACTGATTATGGTGCTTTAGTCACCACCCCTGTATAATTATGGCATTACACGTAACAGTATTTGAAGATACGGAAGCCAATATACTGGCGTTGGGGGCTGCTTTCGCTGCCATCCCCGGGCAATTCTATTTTGCCACAGATAACAGCTACTATCTTTATGGTAATGTAGATGGTTCTATATATCCTTTAAGTCCTGGAGCATTCCCTAATAATACTGTCGATGATTTCGATGCAGTTACTCCTCGAAACTTTTTATATACTGATGGTCTTGGAATCCTCAAAAGCTCACCGCTTTTAAAATTGCCGATGACAAGTATTACTGCTGCAGCTTCCCCCACGGCAAATCAAACAATAGTCTTTTGTACCAGGTCAGGCAGTGATTACAATATCACATTAGGAATTACATCAGGGTATAAAAACAAGGTTTTTATCTTCAAACGTAAAGATTCTACAGGAGGATCAATATCGCTTGTCCCTGCTGGTGGTGTTTTAATTGATGGCTCAGCCTCCTTGCCATTGGGCAATAAAGATGCTGCCTGGGTTTATTTCGATGGTACTGATTACTGGCGAATTAACCGGTAATTGTGTTTTTTTTGTCCTACCTCACAGATATTATTAATATGAGTTTTGTGTCGTGGAACAAAATAACGACATAAAAACTCCCTTTTCAAACAGGAATATTGACAGCTTCCTGATGGGTTCTGAATTTGAAATTAATTTCGATTGGGGACTCGCTCAGTTGTCTCAATACACCCACGAACTGGAACTTTTAGAGAGGGGTTGTTCCTTTGCAGATCTCGGTATCGCTGAACGTCGCAAATCTTCTTTGCCTTCTTTGCTTACTCCACATTCCGGCGCTTATATCCTTACTGATAATACTTGGGAATTGTCTGATGTAGAAAAGGTGACACCCGGTTCCATTGCCCACCTGAAACTTTCAGGCGTCATGCGTTCCGATGATGGACTTTCCAGCCGTGGGATCAATAACCTGATGAGGGATATTTCAAAGGCTAATCAGAATCCAAATATCATCGGCATCATCATCGAAGCTAATACCGGTGGTGGAGAATCCCGTTCGGGCGTGATGCTCAATAGTGCCATCGAAGGTTCCGAAAAGCCTGTTGTTGTTTTGGCGCACCTGTTGGCCAGTGCCGGTATAAGAGGCACACTTGCGGCTGATGAAATCATCGCTTCCGGCACTGGTGCTGAATTCGGCAGTATTGGTACGTACATCACCTACAATAAGAACTTCAAAGAATGGTATCTGTCCAACTACGAGGATATATATGCCAAAAAATCAGTGAATAAAAACAAAGAATTCAGGGCCATGCTGAAAGGCGATATCAAGCCTTTGACCGACTCGGTGGATAAGTCCAATGAAATGTTTTTGCAAGAAGTGAAAAAGTATCGGCCTCTCACAGGCGATATTGACTATATCCTTTCAGGGGAGCTTTTCTATGCTAAGGAAGCTAAGAAACTCGGACTGGTGGACTCTATTGGAAACCTTAACTACGCTGCTCAACGGGTTAAAAGCCACGTTGAAATGCGCAAAAATCAATCTCAAAATGGGTAAATTCACCTTAGCGATCTTTGAATGGGTCGCCGCTATGCTGGGTAAAGACCCTGACTCCACGGAGTCGGAACTCCACGCAGCTACCGAAAAGTTCAAAACCCGCGAAGACTTCATCGCGCACCTCCGGGAAGAAGTGAAATCTGAAACAGATGCTTTGATTACCGAAAACACCGCGCTGAAATCCGGCATTGCTGAATTGGAAAAGAACACATCTGCTTTGCAAAAACAGATCGCTGATCTGGAATCGACGATCGCGCAGCGTGATGCACGCATTACAGAACTGGAAGCTATGCCACAGGCTAATCACACCACTGGTGATGAGCAACCTCCTTTGCCTGATCCGGCTTCTGACAAAAACCACTACCTGAATCAGGGAATGAACGCTCGCGTTCAAAGGACCCACGGCGTCAAATTCAATAAAGCATAACTTCATTTTTCTCATCTTTTAAAAAGAAAATACAATGGCTGGTAATTCTCAAAATCTTACAACTGCTGCTGCCTTCCAGGGATATATCCGGGATTATGCTTCTGAGCTTATCTCAAAAGCATTTTTTGGATTCAAAACCGCGATGATCCCAGGGATCAACATACAAGAAGGGATCAAGGGGCAGCGAATCCTCACAGAGGCAGTTGTCGCTGATCTGGCTCGGAAATGGAGCGGCACCTTCGATCCTGTCAGTAATGCAGTGAACTATAAACCGCGCACGCTCTCTGTCGTTGGTGCGAAGGTGGATCTTTCCTTTAATCCACAATCTTACGAGGCCGCATACCTTGGTGCTGTTCGTAAACGCGGACAAAACCCGGGGACTGATATGCCTTTTGAAGGCTTTATCATGGAAAAATTGTTGAAGAAATTGGCACAGGAGATCGAGATCGCCACATGGCGTGCTGCCATCCCTGGTTCCCCAACGGCAACGGATGTTTTGGCATTGTGCTTTGATGGTTTTATGGAACTTGTAAGGGATTTGGTGACAGGCGGTCATGCTGTAGTGGCTGTTTCCGGTGGTGCTTACACCATCAATAATATCATCACCAATCTCGAAGCGATGTTCGATGAACTGTCTCCTGCGCTTCAGGACTCTCCAGTTATCGCTTGTTGCTCTATGGCTAACCTGAAACTGTACAAGCAGGCTTACAGGGAGCATTACGGCAAATACGTGGTATCTGACCCGAATGCTATCAACCGGACAACCCTTGATTTTGGCGATGTGACCCTTGTTGGACTCCCTGGTATCGGTGCCAGTGATCGCATCGTGATGACTCCTGCTGAGAATCTGGTGATCGGTTTCGATGAATTCGACGACACCACGACCTTCAATGTGGAACAGGATAAACGCAATATCGACTTCTGGTTGGACTTCAAGATGGGCACCCAGATCGCGATCACTGACGACGACTTCCTGGTCGTAAACGACCTGGTGTAGTCGTAGTGCCGAATCATTTATTATTCATTTTCAAAAATCCTCAACTGTGGAAGATAAAATCAAAGTATTGGAAGCTCAGGTCGAAGCACTCACAGGAGAAGTCTCCGACACCGCCGCGGCGCTGGAAGCTGCTCAAAAAGAAAATGCCGACCTGAAGGCGAAACTGGAAGCCGCTGCTGATGCAGTTGCTGCCAGTCCATCTGCCATCACTTCCAAGAAGTTCAAATCCGGTGGTAATTCGTATGGTTTCAATGCTGCTGCCTTCCGTATCAACGGCAAGAAAGTAACTGCTGACGAAGCATTGAAAGACCAGAAATTGCTTGACCTCATCGTCAATGACTTTCCGGGACTTGTCAAAAAGGTATAACTGACCCAGGGGTGGGGGAAGGAACGCCTGAACCCGCCCCACTGACTTCTCAAACCCTATTTGTTAAAATATTTCAATCAAGAATAATGAAAGTTTTCCCAATGTTTATGTTCTTTTGCGAATGCACCATGGCCGCAGTCGAGAAATTCTGCGGGGGTGTCAACGCTGCTGGTCTCCAGCGGAGGCTTTACGCCACCTGTGAAGATCAGATCACTACCATAGCCGCGCCGGCTGCGGATACTCACACCGTCGCCACCATCACGATGCGTGCTTCTGCTGTAGGTCCCCCTGCTGTTACTGCCGGTGTCTTTTACGAATGGCACTTCTCTCCGAAGGATCAGGACTATAAGAGCACCAAAAACGAGGACACTGGCGAATGGAATACAGAGGTCAAAATCTTTGTTCCGAAACGTGAAGACGAGAAGTCTTATCTGTTCAATGGCCTGACAGGTGACAATAATATCTTCATCGTGGAAGATAAGAACGCCAAGAAAGTCATCGTCGGTGAATTGAATAATGGTGCTTCTGTGGGCGTGATCGAGCAGACAAATCCGATGAATGGCTATGTCATTTCTATCAAATGGACAAGTTCTCATTCACCATACTTCTACTCAGGCTCTGTAACGACTTAGACTTATGCCTAATAAAAAAGACAACTTATCGCGCGAAGGGCAACCACTGCCGGTGCAAAAGTACCGGTACGTTGGCCCTGAATACCAACTCGGTATCATCGTTGGCTCTGATCGATTCAGGCCAAAGGAGTTCACCGACAAGCAGATCAAAGAACTCGAAGCCACACAACCGGTATTATTCACTGCCTGGTTCGTTGCTAACTGACATTAGTTTTCTCATAGTATATTTGTGAAATGCCCTTCCCTGACACGTGAGGGCATTTTTCCTTTATTATAATCCTAAACTTATTTTTTCGGATGGAACAAAAAGAAATCTTAGAGCGTGCATTTGGTACCTCTCCTGATACTGTGTATGGCATCCTGATCGCTTTCATGGCTTTGGCAATCATCGCTCTTTGGGTGATGATTTGGTTCAAAGATAAAAAGTTCGTAGATTTGACCATACAAACGATCGTAGCCTTGAAAGATGTCAACTCTGTATTGATCTCGATCAAGGAAAGTGGTGTCGTAGAAACTGACAAAATCGAAAATAGCATCAATGAAGCCCGTGAACATATTGTCTTAAAAATCGAACATCTTGAATCTAAAACAAAGGGCAAATGATACAGACTAAAGAACTCAGCCGAGAATTGCAGCAAGAACTTGATACGCTCAAGGGACTTGCAGATAACACTGGAGCTAATCGGGAAGAACCAAAACCGCAAGCACAGAAACCGAACATGCCTCCACGGCAAAATCATCAACAAAATGGTTTGTTTGGAGTCTTACTTTCAATACTGAAATTGTTCGGAATCTTCCTGCATGGCCGGTAAGAATTAGCGTTCATAATTTTTGTTTTTTGGGGTATAATACGCCTGGTAATGACATTGTCTTTGCCCGGCGTTTTTTTTAATGTCCTTTGGAAGCAACTCCGGAGGCTGCAATTTTGCTATTATTTATTCATCCAAAACAAAATAGTACCATGTTCTTGAAAACTATTATCACCGCTGCCTTCGCCCTGATCCAAAAATTCTTGATCGACAAGATCGACTATGAACCGCTCAAGCAGTACTTTCTGAATCAGATCGAGCCGGCCAAAAATGTGGCAGAACTGCTCACTGATAAGAATCCGGACAACAAAGCCCAGCTCGCACAGTTCTGGGAAGAAAACAAAAGCACTTTGGTAGCTGCCAACCTGGATTTTGCCATTATGATCATCGAGGATAAGGTCAAAGATCCATTGCTTCGTGATATCATCGTGTCGCTGCTCCAGTCCATCAAAGCCGAACAGGATAATCCTGCATGATAGAAATCAAAATACATAAGCCACGCCAGGATTTCTTTGCTTTCCCCTGGAGTGTAGAACGGATGATACCGGAAGTCTGGACAGACTTGACTGCAACTGACCGGATCCGGTATCTTCGTTATTTGATCACCCTGGAACGTCCGGAAGCACTCACCAGGATCGCACAGGAGATACTGTCTTTGCCTCCAAGGAGATTCAGGCAGCTACCACCTGAACTATTCGTGCAAGTGGTGGATAAGATCGCCTGGATGACAGCCGAACCAACAACTGAACCTTTATTCTCCAGCTTCGAGTATAAAGGCGTCCGCTACCACCTACCGAAAGCCAAATTCAAAAACGGCACCTGCCTGGAATACCCAATCGCAGACGATTACTATACAGCATTCACCAATGGTGACAATGATGCCCTGCTACTACTCACGGCCACACTTTGCCGTAAGGCCAAAGATAAAGTCAATGACGTGGAGCGCACCGGTGATATCCGTGTGGAAATGCTTTCCCGTAGCGAAGCTGAGGCGAACGCTGTACGCCTGGCAGGATTACCCATCGAGATACAGATCGGTGTGATGCTTTACTTCGGTGGGGTGAAGCAGTATATCTATGACACCTACTCCGGAGGGATATTCCAAAAGCCTGATCCGGATGCCGATCCTGCCGAAAGCGAAGGAGATGGAGTTATGTTCGGATGGTGGGGCACCTATATGGATGTCGCAGAATCCGGTATTTTCGGCAATCTGCAGCAGGTTTATCAATCGAATTTTCATACCTTGTTGATGTATCTTACAAAAAAGAAAAAAGAGGCTGACGATGCTGAACGCCGGCAGATTATCGCAAACGCCAGTACACCTGATTAGTTATGAACGGATACTTAGACTATAAGAATTATTTCAAAGACACTCTTGTCCCTGCCATCCCGGAGATCAAAGACTTCGTGATCGGTGGATCGTCGCGAATTCTGAATCGTCAGAATCAGATCATCCAGTACCCTGTACTGTGGCTTGAATTGCCTGACATTGGATGGATCAATGACGGCAACCTGAAACGCCGCTATTCTGGTGCCTTCCTGGTACTAATGTCCGCTCCAAAAGATAACTGGGAAAAGGAAGACAGTGATCTCGATCTGACGCTGCTGATTACCAATAAGATCCTGGCCAAAATGCAGTATGATGCAGCTAATACGAATGAATTCGAATTTGAAATAGAAGGAGCTAACACTTTCCATAAAGGCAACTGGTCAGGTGACAATGACTGGGGCTGGAGAACGGAATTTGACCTGATCGGTGAAGCCTGCGAGTGTGTAAATGGAGATTGTTTTGAATGAGTTGGTTTTTTTCATGACATTTTTAATAGTGAAATGAGTCCCGGGGTGAAAGCTTCGGGACTTTTTTTGATAGAACTTTTCCAAACAACAATATGTTGATTCAGTATGTCAAGACAACTTCCATATTATAGAACAGAAGCGGAACTCTTAGTGCTCCGGGAAATGATGGATGGCGATATTGAGCCTGATAATGATCCTGGTATTGATGTTATTGAAGACTCACAAGAGTATAATGCATTTATGGCAGATATGTGTAGGGCTTCTATGTTAGGAGAACAGGAATGGACTTATGGGAAGGAAGCATTGTTCTATCTTTTTAAATAATAAAAAAAAAATTTCGCTTAACATTGCGTTAAGTAAATTTATCCCTCCTGATCCGTTTGGACAGTAACTGCTATGATATTAAGCAGAAATTTCATAATTTTGCAATAGCGTAGTATTCAAGCATTCTTTTCAACAAATTTAAGGCTGGTTAAAGAACTTTTACTGCTCCTTCAGAAGGAGAGTAAGTCACGTTATTTATTCATTTCAACAACGAATCGGAATGAGATGGGCAAAAGTTCATACAAAATTCAGGAAACCTATAGGATGGTGGTATCACAAGGTTATGTGTGAAATCATGTATAACTTATTTGGTTCCGGAAAAAGATACTACTTCCATCTTAATAAGATGTGCCGGGAGTATCACATAACTTTATACGGGCAGAGATTGCCGTATTAAGGATTAATCATTCACCTTTTTAATACCTATTCAAAATGGATATTACAGATTTCAACACCGCCAAAGCTATCCAGGTACAACTGGATGCTGTCAAGCGGGCTATAGACGACGTACAGGCGATCATAGATGCACCGGAAGCGATGACGATGACCTTTTCAAATACGGTAGGAGCGACCTATACTATCAGCGATGATGCTATGGTGCGCCTGTTAGCTGATCTGGCAATGGCGGAACTTGTAAAGCAACGTGATGACTTGGAAGCGGATTTCACAGCGATATGAAGCTTGTTTTCGGAGTGACTGACGCTGATCAGCGTGGGTCGCTCCGAAAGTTGGGGTTATTTTGATTAAATCACTATTAAAAAATCCATCATGACATTATCTTTTTCAACTCAGCTAAATGGCGAACCAACACATTTTGTAAGTAAGATATGGAGAGGTCTCGAACTAATGCCAAAAGTAACTGGACATCCTGCTGGGTTTACGGAATCTTCCTTTCGATACATTATTCAAGCAACCAATAAAGGATTGTTATTGCCATACCTTTATTTTGATGCTCCTAAAATCCATACCATCAGAGAAGATCCTCACGATCGCTGGGTAGCTGGCAGATCAATTCACTTTGTCGTATTTAATAGAAGTCCAAATCGTTTCCAATTTGCGCCGGTAATTCCGGTAAAAGGGATTCCCCCAACCCCCAATACAATTCGGACAGATACTTTATGTATTACCTATAAATCACCCTATTGTTTGTGGAACTGTTTATGATAGCTATTTATCCAAAGCACCTACGGTATTTGCGCCACGTGTAACAGATTTATTAAAAGAATTAGGCCACGATTATTACCTGTCTGCTGAAAATGGACATTTTACTGTGCGCTTGTCTCGCGAAATGGAGATAATCGCAGAAGGTGAAAATATTGCTGAGGAACTTGCAAAATTCTACTTGTCATAAATAGGATCATTTAGACTCCTTTTCGGTCGTTTCTGAATCCGGACATCCTCCAAGATGCCCGGATTTATTTTTATTGTCCTTTTTATCCCATCCATGGCCGCTCATTTTTGCATTATGGCAGATGAAACGGCGGAAATAAGAGCACTCATATCCGAAGAAATGTTCAACTGGGTAGTTGAATTCACACGTCAGCGCAGGGATGCGCTACGTGCTCAAAAGATTCAGGCAAGCGGGGCATTATCTGCTGGTCTTGAGTTCGAGATCAGGGATGACGCTTTGAAGTATGGCATTGAATTGCAGCTTGCTTTTGAAGCGTATGGCCGGTATGTTGACATGAAAAAGATAAAACCCGCTGCCGGTGGCAAAGAATATATCACAGGTATCGAGAACTGGATCAAGAAAAGAGGGTTTGAACAAAAGTTCATCAGTGCCTTCGTTAAAAACCGCAAACTCAAACGCATCCCTGAAACAGCGCTCAATCAAATAGCCTGGGGTATCGTCAAAAAAAGACTCCAGGGTAAATACAGGCGCCGCTCCTGGTACAATAAACCCAAGTCAGCTGCCATCACTGACCTTTACAATACCGTCGCAGCTGCATTGCCACTCACCGTAAGCGAAGGAATCAAAGAATCATTCAAACCATAACGCCATGTCAGTAAGACAAGATAAGGTACAGATATCCATTGCCTTTTTGACTGATGAGTCAAAGCAATATGCCAAACTCATTCAGGAGAACAAGCAGTTCGGATTAGATATTCAGAAAAATATCAAGGCCGGTAAAGACCTTTCTGGCACCGTCAAAGACATCGCCAAGTCCGGTGAAGCCATTGCCAAAATCCCCTTGGACAAAGTAGCTCCTGCACAACTGGTAGAGCGTGCAAGGCAGCTGCAGCAGGTGATGAAACTGATTCCACAATCAGCCCCGGAATACAAACTCCTGGAGACTGAATACGGACGTATCAATAACCAACTCGCAGAAATGCGAAACAGGACAAAAGGAGTCGCCACGGCCATGACGCAAGCGAAGGTGGAGTCTACCGGGTTTGCTGGCAAGTTTGGTGGCGCTCTGAGTGGATTATTCGGAGGGATCATCGGAGGTGGCCTCGTACAAGGGATTGTCGCAGCCACTTCGGCAGTATTCAGATTCGGCAAGGCGGCAGTGCAGACCATTGATGAAGGATTGAAGGCAGAAGCACAACTGCGTGCAGCTTTAAAGAGCACTGGCGAGGTCGCAGGCAAAAGTTTTGATGACCTGATCGAACAGGCCAATGAACTGCAAAAAGTGACGTTGTTCACTGATGAGCAAGTCAATCAAAGCGAAGCCTTACTGGTGACCTTCACGAATATTCGCGGTGAAATATTTGATCGCACACTTCCGGCAGTACTGGATCTCAGTACCGCTTTAAAACAGGACGTTTCAGCTTCCTCCATACAGTTGGGCAAAGCCTTGAATGATCCTATCAAAGGAGTGACCGCATTGCAACGTGTGGGGATCACCTTTTCAGCATCTCAAAAGGAGTTGATCAAATCGTTCGTAGATACCAACCAGGTAGCCAAAGCGCAGGAAGTGATCCTGAAAGAACTGGAGACACAGGTAGGGGGATCAGCCAAAGCAGCAGCCGAGGCGGGTTTAGGTCCGTATCAATTACTCCAAAAGCGACTTGGTGAAGTCCAGGAGACGATCGGCAGATTGATTGAAAAAGGATTGAGGCGATTCCAGCCAGCATTGGAAGGGATAGTGACACTGGTGGAAGGATTCGTGGATAGTATCACGTCAGGAGAAAAGGCCACTGGTCGCTTCGCCGGGATAATTAATTTTATCGTAGGAGTAGTAAAGCTCAACATCAAGCAATATCAAATCATCATTGAAGTACTCCGGACACTTTACGAGTTCGCACTTCAACCGATTGGTAATTTTTTAGTGAATACAATTGCGCCGGCGTTCGTTTCCGTAAGCAATAGAGTCGCACAATTCATTGAAATCGCAAGAGGATTGCCCATAATAGGCACATTTTTCACATTGATATCCACGGGGGTCAAAGTACTGAAAGATGTATTCAATAACGTGCCGGCCACCTTCGCAGGGATCCGGGCAGCGATCAGGCAGGTAGTAGAGAATATAAAGCTGGATCTCGAAGTGATCATCCTGAATGCTAAGATCGCAGCGAAGTCGCTACAGGCAGCACTCAGCTTTGATGCCGACACCAAAGCGAAGCTGAACAAAGAACTGGAAGCACTCCGTAGCCAAAAGACCACCGCTGCCAATTCAGGGAAGGAAGTTGGGGAAGCCTACAGGGATGCCCGGAATCAGGCGATACAGGAAGCGAAAGCCCAATCTGCAAAGGAGGATGCCGAAGAGAAGAAACGCCAGGCTGCTGCCGGCAGTAATCTGGGTGGAGGTGGATCCACCAAAGCCGAGATCGAAAAGCGCAAAAAGGAAGCTGCCAAAGCCCGTCAGGAAGCCTTTGACCTGGCACTGAAAGACACCGAAGCCTTTGCAGCAAAGGAGGAAGTCGTACTTGCTAATCAGCGTGCGAAGAATCTGGTATCTGAGAATGACTATCAGTCTCAATTGCTCCGAATCAAACAAGTCCGCATCGAGGAACAATTGGCTGTTTACAAAAAGTTTGGCGAAGATCAGACCACCGAGGCGATAAAGCTTCAATCTGAACTACTGAAGATCGAACAGGACTTTAAGTCCGGGCAACTTGCGATCGGATTGAGCGCTACCAATATTGATGAAACCGATCAAAAAACATTCCTGGAACGTCAACGACTCGAAGGGATCATAAGTGAGCAGCAATATCAAAAGAGGCTCACCGAAGTGACACTGGAAGCACTTCGCGAACGGCTACAGATATATCAAAATTTTGGACAAGATCAGTCATCCGCGGCTCTGACCGTGCAGAATCAAATACTCAAGTCCGAGATCGAACTTGCAGACCTGATCAAAGAACAGGATGAGAAGAATGCTCAGGCGAAGATTGACAGGGAATTGTCATTTATTGACCAGGAGGCCAGCGCGAAGGAACAGGCGCTATTTGAGAAGTTTCAAAAGGCACTGCTGACTGAGCAGGATTATAACCGCCAGTTGATTCAGGCAAAGATAGCTTCCATCGACGCACAGGTCGCTATTTTGCAAACAGGTGGTGAGAAGGAACTGGAACAGGCAAGAAAACTGAATAATGAAAAGCTGAAGCTCACAAAACAATTATCCGAAGAGGAAATCAAGAATGAGGAGCGCACCCAGGCAATGAAACAAAAGGTTCAATCTGCTGCCTTGGGTGCTTCACAGGAGTTTTTTCAGTTGGGTATTGAACTCCTCTCAAAAGATGAAGCTGCTCGCAAAAAGAATGCAGGTGCCATCAAAGCATTCCAGACTGCCCAGGTTATTATATCAGGTATAGCTGAGGTTCAAAAAATATGGGCAGGAGCTGCTGAACTTGGGCCAATTGCAGGACCTATAATTGGCGGTATCCTGACCGCTGTTGCGGTTGGTAGAAGTATTTTGGCCATTGGTAAAATCAAAAATGCTCAGTTCTCAGGTGGTGGTAGTACTGGCCCAGGTCTTTGGACTGATTCCACAGGACACCGCGTCGCAGGGGTAGTTCACGACAATGAATATGTGATGCCGAAATGGATGGTACAAGATAGCTCCATGAGGCCAATATTAAGCTGGATAGAGAATCGCAGACTTCGTGGATATGCCCAAGGTGGATTCGTTTCCAGTGATACCACTCCGATACCTGGATCTGCCGGTTCAGCCGGCGCTATTCAGCAAAGCAGTGAAGCAAAAATGGATATGCTGATAGCAGCCACAATGATGGTAGCGGAGAAAATTAGCCAGATCCCAACGACTTTAAAGGCGAATGTAGTCTATACCGAGATCGAATCAGCCGGCAGTACATTGGATGATATCCGGCAGCAAGCGGCCATTTAATTTTCAATGTCCTTTTAATTAAAGCCTCACGACTACATTTTTGCATCATGGCGACTATATCAATCCAGCGCGTACTGGCACAAATTAAAGGCGGACACGAAGGTGTTTTTACAATTGCCTTTGTCCGATCATCCGGCAAGTCACAAGGGAGTATCAAAACGGCAAAGGCAATATATGGTGCTCCAAAGCCCAGCGAAGAGCGATCCGGAACACAAAGCACCCCTCGCAAGATGCATCGGCACAAAGAAACCGGCACCTTACCACTTACGGACTACGATACCGGGGAGTATATCACACCGCTGATATCACACATCATTTTATTTAATAACTTCAAAGTATATCACTGATGGCTTTAAGACAAATTTATGTACAAGAGACTGGCGCACTTTTTACGTTCAAATCTGAGTTACCGGAATTTGATCCAGGCGAAGTAAAAAAAGTGACATTGCCAAATGGTGGAGGTCTGAAAGAAATTATGTTTTGGGGTAAGCTCAACACAGAACCACGTCTCAGGGAAACATTGGTCTGCAATAACAATATCATACCTGCTTTGATCGCCAAAAAGCGGGATATTCTCGTTGGAAACGGGATATACGGCTACAAGGAAAGTATTGTGGATGGTAAAAAGGTAATTACCGAAGTGGAAATGCCTACGGATATCAAAGAATTCTTCAAAACTATCGTCATTGAAGATTACCTGATGGAATCCGCAAGTGAACTGATGAAGCATCAGAACCTGATCATCGAATACATCCGCACGAAAGGAGGCCTTATCAGCTCATTCAAGGTGCAGGAATGTAAGTATATGAGAGCCGAAAAGAAAGACCAGAATGGGCGTATTAATAACTGGTATTGGTCAGGACATTGGGGTGTAAAAAAGAAGGACAATACCTTCAAAATAGAAGCAATACCTACTTACAACGGAGACAGGAAACAACCAAAGTTCGTACAAAGATATGGTGACAAGGTGTTCAATGATGGGTACTATTATATCCCTACCTGGTGGGCAGGTCGGGAATGGGTGAACCTGTCCAATCAAATACCAATTTTTCACAATGCCAACCTCAACAATGGATATAATATCCGTTGGCACATCGAAATACCTGACAAATACTTCCTGGACTTCGAGAAATACAATAGCTGCACCACCAATGAAGAGCGGGATAAATGCTTATCAGAAGAGCAAATCGCAGAGCAGAACTTTATTGACACGGTCAATGCCTTTCTTTCAGGTCCTGAAAATGGTGGGCGTGCACTATTTACCAAATATGAACTCAATGTCGCATTGGGGAAAGATTTTCCGGGCATAAAGATCACTGCCTTGGATTACGACATGAAGGATGAAAGCCTTTTGTCATTGTTTGAAAAAAGCAATACGGCAAACATATCAGCGCAAGGAATCCACCCGACGCTGGCCGGTGTCGAGACACAAGGCAAATTATCCTCAGGAACGGAGATCAGGAATGCATTTCTAATGTACCTTATCATCAATACCCCACTGCCGCGCAAAATGATGCTAAAACCATTGGAATTTGTACAAAAAGAGAATGGATGGGATCCTGATATTAAATTCGGATTCAGGGACTTCGAAATGTCAAAATTGTCCGATGAAAAAACCGGGATGACTGACAGAAATACGCCTTCGATATGACCGAAAAAGAATTCGATAACAATTTGAGGTTTTTGGAAATGGCTGAGCCTGATAATGTCCTTTTGCCTACGATCAGGCAAGGATATTCAAAGCTGAACTGCATATTTCTGAAACAATCGATCAAATCAATCCCGGTGGTGCCAATCCCGGAAGCGGCCATGGTCTTTGATCCGGAACAGATTGATATCAGGATCACTCAGCTATTTGGAGAAAGGGCAAAACTCAGCAACCGGTTCCATGAACTGGCCACTGATAAAGCCCGTGCTGAAAACAGTAAGGAGATACAGAATATTCAGCGTCAGATATCCGACCTGATGATACAAAAAGAAAACGGAGCATCTGATGCCAGTGACGGGATTCCGACCGATCCGATTCAGCTGATGAAGTACCTTAATAGCACCCGGGCAAAAATTTCACAAGCAAAAAAGGAGCTGGAACGCTTAGGATCACTCCCTGATGACAATACGGATAGAACTCACATTGTAGTCGTCGAAAAACGGCTACAAAAACTTAATTTGACAAAAGAAGATGTCTTACGCCGTTTACAACAAAAGGAGAGTATTTACTGAAAAAGAATATGCAGCAGCTGATCCGGTAGAGCGTATATACATGCACCTACTCCAACCGGAGGAACTACCTTTGAATAAATATGATGCACAAAGGTTGGATTATCTCAAAACAGCCTTTGCAATAGCTTGCGATGAAGCTTCTGGATTCGAGCGCGTAAGGAAAATGATGGCTGCATCTGGACTCACGGAAAGGAATGCATATCAATATATCTTGGATTCGATTACGCTTTTTGGGGATGTCCTGAAAGTAAATAAGGATCTTGAGAAGGCAGTTATCAGAGAAAGACTTGTCAAGCTGGCGAATTTAGCACATGAAAAAGGAGACTATGAAACTGAGTTGAAATGCTGGACTCAAGTAACTAAGCTTTTCGGATTGGACAAACCGGATCCATCTGATAAGCCAAAAAAGCCGAGAATTGTAGAAGTTGTTTTTACCAATAATCCAAAGGTTTTGAAAATCGAAGCTGAAAATGCAGAATGGTCAGAGGAAGGAGGTTTACTGGAATGACAAGCAATTAGCTTTTTTACAGGCTAAACAACGCTTTCGCACCTTCCTGGCAGGCAGAGCCACCGGGAAAAGTACCGTTATTGCCGGTATCTCTTACCTCCGGATGACAAGTATGCCCCGGGCAAAGTTTTTTCTTTCCAGTACAACTTATTCACAAATATTGACCAAAACATTACCGGCTATCGAATCAAAGTGGCAGGAGATGGGATTGGTAGAGCATGAAGATTATGTGGTGGGCATCTCACCACCAAAGCATTGGGATAGGTGTTATCAGCCACCAAGAAAGTACTCTAATGTCATAAGTTTTGAAAACGGTTATTGTATCGAGATGCTATCCCTCGATCGGCCAGACCTGGCACGCGGGGGTTCTTACCAGGGAGGCGACATAGATGAAGCGGCTTTGGTACAGAAGGACCACTATACAAAGGTACTATTGCCATCAGTAAGGGGGATGCTTCATAAATTTCCCAATACACATTTGTATGGGAATATAAATAAGTACACCTCCATCCCCTGGAAGCCATCAGGGTATTGGATATTGGAAGATGAGGAGAAAGCCGGCGTTATGCCTGATAAGTACTTATTTCTGGAATCCAATGCCTATGACAATATAGATGTCTTAGGTGAGCAGTTTATTAAGGACTTAGAGATGGAGTTGCCCTACCTTGAATTCCAGATCGAGATACTGAACCGCCGCATCAAGATGGCGACTGACGCCTTTTATCATAAGCTCAATACTGAAAAGCATACCTATACAGTACAACATCTATATGGTGAAGGCAGGCGAGGGATTGAGAACAAAGGTACCAATGACAGCAACTACAATGAGAACGAACTGATTGACCTCAGCTTCGACTTCTCCGGATGGTTCAACTGTGCTACCCTATGGCAGGAAAGGCAGATGACTGAGTACTGTATTCAGGAGTTCTATGTCAAACAAGAGGAAGGTAAGGTGAAGGAGTTGGTGGATAAGATATGCAAGCATTATGATAAGCACTTATACAAGCAGGTCAGGCTATGGGGGGAACCAAGGGGCAACGACCGCAATGCTACAGATGCTGAGACTATCTATCAACAGATAGCACGCAGGTTCAAGGACAATGGATGGAATGCTGACATCAAGGCACATGCAGGCAGAGCCACCGGGAAAAGTACCGTTATTGCCGGTATCTCTTACCTCCGGATGACAAGTATGCCCCGGGCAAAGTTTTTTCTTTCCAGTACAACTTATTCACAAATATTGACCAAAA